AGTACAATACAATTCAAACAGCAATATATTGATAAATTTTGCTGTTTCGGTTTCAGGAACTGTAATAATTAGATAATATAATAATGTCTTTTAACCCTCAAAAAAAAGGATTTTATTATGCCATTCAACAATTATGCTCCTCAGTACGTCTTCAAAGGTCAAGTACAATCAGAAACAGCACCTAGTGCAAACAATGATCTAGTACGTAAACAAGATGTATCAGGACTATCTTATATCTCCTCGATCGCTGCTTCTTCTTCCAGTTATCTTTCTGTAACAAATGGAGAATTATCTGTTTCCAATTTGCTTGTAACTGATGTAATTGTCAATACAACAGATAATTCTTTGAGTGCTTATATCACAAACTCTGCTTCAGGTGACAATCTCGGAGTAGGTGACATTGTTATCTTGACTGCTCCTACTGATAATCTTATGTACATTGTCAAAGCAGGAACAGGATCACAAGCATCTGACTATGAAGAAATCCAATCATCTTTGACAGCCGCTGAAATCGTTGCATTGTTGACAGGTGGAACAGGGATCAGTGTTGCTTCAGATGGTACAATTGCAATCGATTTTACAGAGTTTGATACTGATAGCATTACAGAGGGATCTTCAAATCTTTTCTATTCTTCTTCCTTGTTTGATACCGATTTTGGAGGAAAAAGCACAAGTGATCTTTCAGAAGGATCTAACTTGTATTACACAGATGCAAGAGCAAGAACAGCTGTTTCTGCTTCAGGAGATTTGAGCTATAATAATTCAACAGGTGTTTTTAATGTCGTAACCTATAAGAGTTCAGATTTTGATACAGATTTTGGAGGAAAAGATACAGATGATCTTTCTGAAGGATCTACAAATCAGTACTTCACAGATGCAAGAGCAAGAGCATCTTTATCAGGTGGAAGTGGTATCAGTTATAACTCTTCAACAGGTGAATTTTCTGTTGATGCAGGTGATGGTCTTATCTTTGATATCTCAACTGGAGAGATGAGCGTAAAACTTGGAGCAAACAAAGGTCTTGAGTTTGTTTCAGGTGGTGTTAGTATGAAACTTGGAGATGGTTTTGCTTTCTCGCTCGCAGGTGAACTTGCTCTTAATTTGGGTGCAGGACTTGAAATCGATTCTGTAAACGGTCAATTAAAAGCAAATGACGATCACTTCAGAAAAGAATTTTCATCTCAATCTTTTACTGCAAATACAGCTAAAACGATCAATCACAGCCTGGGCAAAAAATATGTACATGTATCAATCTATGATTCTTCTGATCAACTGGTACAAGCGCAAGTTACTTTGACAGATGCAAACAATCTTTCAATAACAACATCTTCTTCCTTGACAGGTGTGACAATAGTTGTTAGTATCTAATAGGGTTTGTTTTTGCCATGTTTCTCCGAACATGATATTATTATGATAGAAACATTCATTTGTTTTACTATTGTTTGTTGTTAGTTATTTAAGACTCCCACAGATGTTCGTCCTGTGGGAGTTCTTTTTTTTTGTAGTTTTTTCTTTACAAGTATGAAAATGTTACTTATAATGTAACTACTAACAACTAACAAAAGGAAACAACATGATTAATTTCATTTTAGATTTTATGGATGATAACGTAATCATTCAGCTCAAAACCAGTCCACAAAAAGCATACATCTTTGATAATGCAAAAAACGGAGCAGAGGCCGTTTATTATCTTCTTCAAGGCATCGATACAATTGAATCTCTAGGAGGTCAAGAATATCTATTCTCGTGTATTGTAAGATACGATCAAGAGGATGTTGAACATATCATGAAAAACTTTTCAGAATACAAACTTGAAAATGAATTTGATACATTATTTGAAGAAATCTTTTTTGAAGAAGTTCATCTTGCTTGGTACGTTAGAGGAGGTTGTGATGAATAACCAGTATACAATGATATTCAAAGATGAAATACATCAAATTAGAACTCTAAATTCAAGCGGTAAACATCTATTTTTAGTTTTATGTTTGCATACCAAATTCGAAATTAAAGAAGAAGAAAGCAAAAAATATAGAATTAGAAAATGCTTTCCATCTTATGATCGTTTGATGAATCTTACAGGATGCTCTAGAGGTTATGTTGGAAAAGGAATCGCAAATCTCAAAGAAAATGGTTTTTTGACATCTCAACAGAGAGCAGGAACTAGTGCTATTTTTACAATCAAAACAGAAGTCTACACTGTAGAGACTTCAGAAAATGAATCTGATTCAGAAGTCCACACTGTAGAGATTTATGAAAATGATACTGTAGAGACTACTGAAAAACACACTGTAGAGACTAGTGAAAAACACACTGTGTATAAACATATCAAAAATAATGAACAAAAACAATTAACAAAAACTGTTAACAGATTGATATTATCAGAAAAGCAAAAAACAATCTTAGATCATTTTTGTCAATTCTTTGGATGGATAACCAAAGAAGATTACATCCAAGAACTTGAAAACAAACTTCCTCTTTCCTGTTCTGAATATCTCACAGATGAATTGATCTTGATAGGTGCATACAATCTAAAACGAATCGCAGAAAATAAAGGTGCTTGGACTGGTAATTATTTTATTACAGGAATTGTCAGATGGATTGAAGCAGGCAAAGGAAAATCATCAAAACCTTCTGTTTATATGAGTTCTTTGATAGAGCGTTTACATGAAGAGGTTCTTCCTTTCAAGTCTGAAAAGAAGCAAACCAAAGAAGAAAAACCTTTGAAAATTGCAACAACAAAAGAGGGTCAAGAGGATTTTGATTGGTTGCTAGATCATCTTATCAAACAATATCAGAATCTTCCCTCAGGCCTCAATAGAGATCAACTTATCAATCTCAAAGAATCGGTATATTGTCACGATCTCAATCTTCAAAAAATCAAAACAGCTATAGGAGAATAAAATGAAACACATAGGAAGCAATCTAACAGAATATACAGATAGAGATATTAAAACTCTGCAGGAGCAATATGAAGAGCATAAGAAGAAACTATCTAGTGATCTTGATCTTAATATTGATGATATGGTTATTTTCCGGAAAAAAGAATTGTCAAAGGTTCAAATTGTTGGTAAGATTTTATCAATCTCTGAAAACACATTACATGTCAAGACCTTTATTTCTTTCAAAGGAATCAATGAATTCTATCTTGATATTGGAGAAGTTAAAAAATATGATTCAGTATCGAATAGCAAACAGCATAAAAAAACTTGAAACGATTGAAGATTCTTTGCGCTTCTTTGAATCTGCAAAAAAAGAAGAAGAAGAGTGTCTGTCAAATTTGATCTCGACCTATATGCAACAATGTACAGCAGAAGAAAATCAAGATGGAATTGATAGTCTTGTCAGATATCTATACTGGTATACAGAATTCAAACCATCTCACATCTCTGAAGTAACAGGAATCGATAACAGAACAATCACAAAAAGAGCAGGGGATCTTGTATTCTCTGCTTCCTGTTCTAGATGTCAAACATCCTTTGCAAACAGAAGAACCTCAAGAACCGATCAAGGATCACATCTCTGTCCTGCTTGCCAAAATGCAGATATACTTGATTCTCACAAGGTATTTCTTGAAGATTGGATCGATTCAACTTGGGCTACCCATAAGAATCCAAAGATGGATCAGGGAACATACGCTGCCTATCTTCATTCTCAACACTGGAAGAAAACACGAGGAGAAGCTCTTCAAAGAGCGTCTTATAGATGTCAAGCATGTTCATCTAAAGATGAGATTCTAGATGTTCATCATAATTCTTATGATAGACTAGGAGCAGAAGATCCTTCAGATTTGATTGTACTCTGTAGATCTTGTCATTCAAGGGTGCATGGGAAATGACTTGTCTTGTAAGTACAAAACGCAAAGAGATAGATAATAGCTATTCTGTTCTAGTCACTTGTTTGTCTTGTGGTTATTCTATGAGGGTTGATGCAGAGTTTGATATGATTCTTTGTTTGAACTGTTCTTCTAAGCTGTACAAAACAAAATACCTCTCTCAAAAGGCTTTGATTGAAAGAATCTCACATCTTGAAAAAGAACTGAAGCAAGAACTTGATGCAACTGCTTCAACAGTGATCGCAGGATTCTCTCCTGTATCTCCTTTCACATCGTACAAAAAGAGCAAACAAAGATTGAAACGGATCTCTGCTCTTCCTGGAAAGATAAAAAAAGAAAAAAAATAATACATTATATTGTTTACATTTCCTTTTTATTGTGTTACTTTATATGTAACAACTAACAAAAGGAAAAACAATGATCGAAATAGACTATAAACCAGTTCTAGAAAATAGTACATTCAACTATATAAATGTTGTATCTAGCGCAGGAATCATCATCGAAAGATTCACCTGTAAAGAAACAATGTCAAAGTATCTCGTCACAAATTGTCTTCTTCCTCTCGAATGGAGAGCATATTTTAGAGAACACACAAATGAAACTTTTATTACAGTTTTTGTAATGTAATAACCAACAACCAACTAACAACCAACCAACAGGAGAACAAAATGAAAATCGAAATCGAAAAAATACAAGAACTTATGAAAGATGAATCTCATAATCTTTGGGAGAAATACAACAAAAGAAGATTATATCTAGACTTTGCAAAAATAGTCAATCTTGAAGTAGATAGATATAACACTGGAAACATATCTTCTGCATATCTAGAAGGTGAAAAAATAAGCAATTCAAAGGCTTATAAGTATCTTCAAGGAAAAGCATTCATTGATCTCAATACTAATGTTTTAGAATGTCAATATATGAATTCTGAAATGATCGACAAACTTGAAAAAGCATTATCTTAACCAACAGGAAAAACAATGAACAATACATTATACGAATTTGCGATCGCATGTCTAGAATTCAGAACAGAAATATATATCTTCCTCTTCTCTTCTGCTCTTTTCACTTCTCTCCTCTTGTTTGGAGGTTCGAATGAATAAACAGGAAATCATAGAACACTTGAATAAATACGTAGATCAAATTGTAGAAGAACACAAGTTCAAACTCTTTGATCGATACGTCAAAAGTAAAAAAGTAAAATTTGTAGCTTGTTCTGTTGCTCCAAATCTCGAATATACATTCATGACCGGCAAAACCATAACAGGAGGTCACACTGTGAAAATATTTGATAGATTGGGCAAAAGAGAACCTCAAAGAATAGAATGCAGTTGCGCAGATTGGACTTATAGACTGAAGAAAGAACAGAAGCCTTGTAAACACATTTTCGCACTTATAGAAAGATATCAAACCAAAAGAACAGAATTAACCAAACTCAAAGGAGAATAGAATGAAACTCAATATATATATCAATCGACTTGTAAGAAGCATAGAAAAAGAAATAGGCAAAAAAGAAGCTATGAATCTTTTAGGGGTTCGAAGAGAAACGATCTTTAGATGGAAAAAAAACTACTATGGACTATCTGTAGACAATCTTGAACATATCTCTAGAAAATATTGTGCTGTATTTCCTGGTTCTGATCTCAAAGAAGTGTTTATGCAAGGTTTGATCTGTTTGATGGAGGATCGACTATCTGCTCCAAAGAAAAATACAATTTGAACAATTTGAACAATTTATTGTCAAGTCAATCATAAAAGGCTAGATTATTTCATCTAGTCTTTTTTTATGGGGTTTGTATGGGGAAGAAGAAGCAGGAGAGCATAGGAGAGTATGTAGATATAGATTCTTTGGTTGAATGGGAACATAACCCTAGAATCAACACTGAAGCGATCTCTAAGGTTGCAAGGTCTATAGAGAGATTTGGTTTTGCTTCTCCTATCATAGCAAGAGAAGAAGATAAGATGGTTATTGCAGGTCATACAAGAATAGCGGCTGCAAGATCTCTAGGTCTTCAAACTGTTCCTGTCAGGTTTATGAAGTTGAATAGAACAGAAGCAGAACTCCTTGCGATTGCAGATAACAAACTGGGAGAGATATCTGATTGGGATGAATCTATGCTCAAAGATATTCTTTCAGTACTTCCTGAAAATGATCTTGATGATATAGGTTTTTCAAATGAAGAACTAGAACTTCTTCTTCAAGATGTTGAAGATACAGAAATATCTCCTGAATCTGATAACGCTGTTTATTCTGACGACTATGAAGATGCAGATAATATAGACCTTGAACGGGTGAAAATAGCAGAAGAAGGAGGAATCTATGCTGTAGGGGATCAATATGTTCTATGTGGTGATTGTGTTGAAATTTTGAGGTCTTTCCCTGATAACTCAATAGATAGTATTGTTTGTGATCCTCCTTATGGGATCGGGTTTATGGGTAAGGATTGGGATCATTCTGTACCTACTGAAGAATGGGCTAGAGAATGTTTTAGAGTATTAAAACATGGAGGTCATATTGTTGCTTTTGGTGCTACAAGAGCAATTCATAGAATGGTTTGTGCTTTGGAGGATGAAGGATTTGAGATTAGAGATATGATCAATTGGTTGTACTTTTCGGGCTTCCCGAAGAGCATGGATATATCAAAGCAGATTGATAAGATGAAAGGAGTTGAGAGAGAAGTTATAAAAAAGGATGGAAGAACAGCAAAGAAAGAAAATACATTGGTTAATTTTGGCATGGGCTTTGGTGATTGGGATATAACAAAACCAGCTACAGAAGAGGCTCAATATTGGGAAGGATGGGGTACTGCCTTGAAACCTGCTCAAGAGCCTGCTATCCTTTGCAGAAAGCCTATAGAGAAGGGTTTGAATGTATCAGAGAATGTTTTGAAGTGGGGTACAGGTGCGATAAATATAGATGCTTGTAGATTTGGATTTGGTGATCCTTGTTGGGTAGGAGATCAAAACCCTGTTAGAGATCCAAGACGATCAGATGGGTCTATGGCTTCAGGTACAGATCGATCCGTAACATTACCTGCTAGGGATTATGTTGAGAACTTTGCTCATGATCTAGGTCGTTGGCCTGCAAATATATATCAATGTGCAAAACCTTCAAGATCAGAACGTGAAACAGGACTTGATGATCTACAGAGTAAAAATAGAGGAGAATTCTGTTTAGCAAATCACGAAGGAAAACCAAGAGAACATGCACCTGTGAAAAACTTTCATCCAACAGTAAAACCTACCAAACTCATGGCATGGTTATGTAGACTTCTCACTCCAAAAGGAGGAATCGTATTAGATACCTTTCTAGGCTCAGGGACTACTGGAGTATCTGCTTCTATGGAAGGGTTCAAATTCATAGGTACAGAGATGAATCCTGAGTATTGTGATATTGCTTTACAGAGGATCAAACATGCAACAGGTCATGATATAATAAAGGTGGAAGCAGTTATCTTTGAGGTGAAAAATGGGTAATATCGGAAGACCTTCAAAATTGAATGAAATAATGATCGCTACTCTAGAGAAGGCCTATTCTGTAGGGATGACTACAAAA